GGTCAAGGTCGGCCCGCTCGAGCGCGACATCAGCTACACCGGCGGCGGGAAGTCCACGTTGCCGCGGTTCTCGGTCATCACGCGCATACTCGTCGACGCCGGCATCATCGACGGCGGCGACCGTGTCTTCCGGATGTGAATACCGCATGGCTCATCGAGAACGTAGCGGGCACGCTCTGGCTCGGAGTCGACGGGGATCGCCTGCGCTTGGGATCCCCCGAGCTGGCCGTGCGCTTCGTGCGCGAGTCAGACGCGCAGGGCGTGGCTGCCTGGATCGCCAGGCGCGAGGGGATTGCGCTCAGGGTCACGGAGCACGAGTGGCATGACTGAGCTCGATGACATCCTCGTCCCGACGGCGTTCGATCTCATCGACGAGTTCGGCAAGCTGCTCACGTTCACGCCGCCCACTGGCACCTACGTCCCGGGCGCCGGCTCGAAGGTCAGCGAGTCGCCCGACCCGTTCGATCGCAAGGGCTCGCCGCCCTTCCCGTACGAGAGATCGCTGGCCACTGGGCGGCTCATCATCGAGGGCAACGCGATCACCCTGGTCGCTGACCAGGACCTGGCCATCAAGCCGGCCATCGGCTGGCTGGTCGAGGTCGACGGCGTGACCTGGCGCACCGTGCGCGTCGATGCGATCTACAGCGGCGAGCTCGTTGCCGCCTGGGAGATGGAGCTCGAGCGTTGAATGGTCGGCACACTCAACCAGGAGGTCGCGCGCTTCAACGAGGCCGTCGAGCGGACGGCCAAGGGTCTCACCGAGGACCAGCTCGTCCTCTTCCACAAGAAGATCCACCTCGACGGCCTGCGCCGCATCGTGCTCAAGACGCCCGTGCTCACCGGGCGGGCCCGAGGCAACTGGCAGACCACCATCGGCATTCCTGCGTCGGAGGAGATCGACCGCGAGAGCAAGCGCGGAACCGACGTCATTGGTGCCGAGGGGCTGGTCAAGCTGGCGTTTCTGCGCGCCTTCCAGGTCAGCTGGATCACGAACAACCTGCCTTACATCGAAGTCCTCGAGCGAGGGCTCTACCCGAAGACCGTCAAGCGCGGGACGCTCGTGCCGAAGAGGCGCGGCGGCAGCCGCTACGAGATCAGGTCGTCGGGCGGCTTCAGCAAGCAGGCTCCGCAGGGCATGGTGGCGATCACCGTCGCGGAGCTGCGGCTCATGTTCCCGTAATCGCTACTTCACCGGAGTGAATCAATGTCCAAGAGCAACACCCTCGAGAATGGCTGGCTCGACCTCTTCTTCCTCAACGCCGCGCTCGCCAACGTCGGCGACGCCAGTGGGCTCCAGCCGAGCGGCGCCCCAGGCAGCCTGTACGTCTCGCTTCATGTCGGCGACCCTGGCGAGGCCGGAACGCAGCTGACCAGCGAGGCGACGTACACCAGCTACGCCCGCGTCGCCGTGGCGGGCAGCGGCGCCGGCTGGTCGCGTTCTTCCAACGTCATCGACAACGTGGCCGCGATCACGTTCCCGCAGTCGACGGGCGGCAGCTCCACGGTCGACTTCTTCGGCATCGGGCAGAACGCTGCCGGCGCCGGCGACCTCTGGTACAGCGGGGCGCTCACGGCGGCCCTGGCAATCAGCGGCGGCATCACGCCCGAGTTTGCCATCGGCGCGCTCACGGTCACCGAAGACTGAGACGGCGCGGCCGCCGCTCGCTGCGATGCCTGCGGCGGCTGCGCTTCATCCTGGCAAGGCTGCTCGCGAGAGCCTGCCGGCGCCGACGCAGGAGGACGAACGTGCCCGACTTCTGGGACAAGCTCTTCAAGACCAACCTGGGCCCCGATGACGGGTCTTTCGCGATTCACGGTTTCATGGCGATCGTGACTCTGTACGTCATCGGCGAGTTCAGCCAGGCAACCGCGGAGACGACCTCGGTTGACAGCCTCGGCGCTTCTCTCACGGTTGCCGAGCTGGTTCAGTTCGATCTTGTGTTGGACGAAGTCGATTCGATCGGCAGCATGGCCAACAAGATCGAGTTTCTGGCCAAGATCAACGCGGCGGCCATGTTGGCCGAGCTCGGCATCATCGACAAGGCGGCCGCCTTGGCGCTCATCGGCATCTGACCGAGGCAGCCCCGCATGGTCCTCGACTACGAGGCTCACGTTGTTCATGACACGACGCCCACCGCGACGGGCACCAAGGATTTCACCGTCGCCGGGGTGGGCGCGGCGCCCGTTGGTTGCATGGTCACCGTGGTCGGCGCCAACGCAGCCGACACCCGAAAGGCGCACCTGCTCTACTCGTGGGGCGTGACAGACGGAACCGACACGCTTTGCGATTCCCACCGATCGCAGAGCGGGTCGACGTCTGTGAACGCGACCAACAGCAGCTTCAGCGACGGCACGCTCGTCCACTTCCGGCACACGTCCAGCGCCTCGGACATTGTCGTCGGAGCCTTCGACTCGTTCATCACAAACGGCGTACGCATCAACTTCACGACGGCGTCGACAACCGCCTATCGCGTGACGGTCGTGCTCTTCTTCGGCAACGATTGCGACTGTGCGGTCTTCGAGCAGCAGACGTCTATTCCGGATAGCGGCTCTGAAGTCATCAACGTCGGCTTCCGGCCCAGCTTCGTCCTGCACTCCGCGCCCGTTACCAAGTACGGAGGGTCGACTGGTAACGACACCAACATGATCTTCGGCATGGCCGCGGATGACTTCGTGTCGACGTGGAACACGCACGTCATGGCGCTCGAGCAGCACGGGCTCGCGACGAGTGACAACGACTCCCTTCGCCATAACAACCAGGCATCAAGGGATGCCGCGCCGGGCTCGCCGCCCTCGGTCGGCAACGCGACGAATATCGTCTCTTGGTCTGCCACGGGGTTCTCGATTCAGGACCTGGGTGGGCCCGGCCCTGAGTCGCGACGCATTGGCGGCCTGGCTGTGCGGCCGAGCATCGTGAGAGTCCGGATCGACACGATCCGAGCCTATCTGACTTCGCCGGGCCTCGACGGCGTCAGCACCGGATGGAAGCCAGGGCTTGCGCTCACTCAGTACGGGCGCAACACGGCCAACGGCTCTGCACAGTCGAATGTCTATCCCGGCTTCGGGGTGCACGACTTCACCAACGACGTAGGCAGCGCGTCCGAGTTTGCCGCTACGCACAATGTCGCGACGACGCTCACGGGCTCGCGTTGGAACGCCGACCGCCTCATCTCATCTCACGGCACTTTGCAGACCACCGTGCTCACCGACGCGGCGGTAGCCAACGTTTCGCTCACCGGCTTCGATCTCGACTTCCTGAACACGACTTCGGCCGCCAGGCGATACGCGCTCCTGATCGTCGAGTCGATCGAGCCGGAGCTCATCTCAGGGAGCGCCGCCGGCGCTGCGACTGTGGCGGGCACGCTCTCCGCGAAGCTGCTCCTCGAGGGCAGCTCGGCCGGCAGCGCGGCCGTCTCCGGGGCGATCGCTGGCCAGGCTGCGCTGGCCGGCGCTGCTGCCGGGCAGGCGGTTGTCTCCGGCACGCTGACAGGCCTGGCTCCGATCACGGCCACGTCTGCCGGCCAGGCCACCGTGGCCGGCACGCTGGTCGGGCGCGGCGCCCTGGTCGCCACGTCCGCCGGTGTCGCCGTGGTGGCTGGCACGCTGGTCGATGGGACGACCACCTCGCCCATCGTCGGCGAGGCAGCCGGGCAGGCCACGGCCCAGGGCGAGCTCACGGCCCGAGGGGCGCTCCAGGGCGCGACGTCTGGCTCCGCAGCGACCGCTGGCACCCTGGCGGCTCTGGGCGCGCTGGCGGGGGCCTCTGGCGGCTCCGCTGCCGTGGCCGGGGATCTCGTCGCCCGCGCCGTGCTCGTGGGCGAGGCGGCTGGGGCCGCGGTCGTGGCTGGCACGCTCGAGGCCCAGGGCGAGCTCGAAGCAGCAGCGGCAGGCGCGGCCGTCGTCAGCGGCACGCTCGTCGACGCGACCGAGGGGCAGATCGCAGGCACGGCTGCCGGGCAGGCGACCGTCAGCGGCACGCTCGTCTCTGAGGGCGTGCTGGCAGGCGCTGCGCTGGGCGCTGCCGTGGTCGTCGGCGCTCTGTCTGGCCGGACCCAGCTCGAGGGCTCCACCAGCGGCCTGAGCGTCGTCGCGCCGGCCACGCTGCTCGGCCTGGGCGAGCTCGATGGCCAGGCGGACGGCCTGGCCGCCCTGTCGGGCACGCTCGACGCCCGCGTTGGCGGAAACGCCCTGGGCTTCGCCGTCGTCGTCGGCACACTCACGGCCCAGGGCGAGCTCGAGGGCGCCGTCTTCGGGCTGGCGACCGTCTCCGGCCTCGCCGAGCCGTCGGGCCAGGGCTGCTTTGAGAGCATCGGCGTCATTGCGCGCACGCGCTTCGAGATTGAGGTCGTGGCCCCGTATCCGAGCGTTCTGCCGGTCGTCTACAGCAACGAGCTCGAGGTCGACGGCTCCGGCGTCCCGCTGCGCCCCGACGGCGTGCATTGCGAGGTCGACATCGTCACCGGGGCCAACGCCCAGGTCGCCACGAGCGGCCGGCGTGTCGTCTGGCGCAAGGACGGCTGGCTCGAGGCCCGCGTGCATGTCCCCATCGACTCGTCCTGGGGAGTCGCAACGGATCTCGCTCGCCGCATCGAGGCGGCCTTCACCACCGCGATCTCGAGCAGTATCCAATGGGCCGCGGCGACCTCCGAGGTCCTGGGCCGCGAAGGCGCCTGGTACACCATCGAGGTCCGCTGTCCCTTCCACGTCTTCGAGACACGAGATCGGCCAGCAGGGGCAAGCGAGGGCGAGGCCGAGCTCGAGGACGTCTTCGCCATGATCGAGGCCCGGCTCTGGGCCGAGGTCTTCGACGGGGCCGGCGTCATGGTCGGCTGGCCCAACATCAGATTCGAGCCGCCCCACGCCCTGCACGCGGCCGTGGTGCACCTGCCAGGCGAACGTATCCGCCTGGAAAGGGGCGTCGAGAGCCACTCTCGGCCAGGGGTCACGATCGTCGACCTCATGGTCCCCATCGGAGAAGGCGACCAGCCAGCGGTCGCACTTGGCGACCTGGTCGTCGATTCGATGTCCTCGGTCCGGCAGGATGGAGTCCTACTCGAGGCGTCCAACCTCGAGCGCCTGGGCCGGGCCGGCCCTTACTACCAGGTCCAGGTCACGATTCCGTGGCAAGGGACCGTCGTAACCACCTGAGCCCAGGAGCCCAACCATGCCTTTCGGAATCAGCGCCGATACCAGCCTGGTCGCCCTCGAGATCGTCCCCGAGGCGTCCTTTGGCGTCACCCCCGTCACGCCCGCGATGGAGGCCTTGCGCACCACCGGCGAGACCCTCAAGCAGAACACGTCCACCGACCGCGAGAACGAGCTGCGCGGCGACCGTCAGCCCGGCTTCATCACCCGCACCAACGTCAACGCCGGCGGCGACACCAACCACCTCTTGAGCTACTCCGCTCTCGACACCCTCATCGAGACGGCGCTGCTCTCTTCCGTCTGGACGGCGGATCAGTCGATCGCCGCCGGCAACTTGACGGTCGCCGTCGGAGACCTCACGAACGCACCCGTCGTCAAGGGCTTCATCGGTGGTGGAGACGACGCATTCCTCGGCCTGGCCCCGGGCGACGTCGTCCAGGTCGGCAAGGTCAACGCCTTCGCCACCCCGGCCAACAACGGGCTCTTCCGCGTCGTGGCAGTCGAGCACAGCGACAGCCCGACGACCGAGAACGACGAGCTCAGGGTGGAAGGCCTCACCACGCTCGTCGACGAGGCCAACCCAGGCGGCTCGGGCGTCGACTTCGACATTCCGAGCTATGCCGAGAACGGCGTGGTCTGCCGGTCGCACACGATCCGCCGGCGCTACCTCGACATCGGCACCGTCTCGGTCTTCACGGGCCTGGCCATCGACGCCTGGAACATGCAGGTCGGGGCGCAGGGCAACGTCGAGAGTAACTTCACATGGCTCGGCAAGAACGAGAGCAGCGTCGACATCGCCGGAGCGACCGTCACCACGGCGCCCGCGTTCAAGCCGTACAGCGGCGTAGACAACGTCCAGGGCATCCTCGAGAACGGCGAGGTCATCGAGCTGCGCGACGTGTCCCTCGCCCTGGCGAACGGCCTGCGCGAGCGCAACATCATCGGCACGCTCGGGCCCAACGACCTCGGCGTCAGCACGCTCGCGCTCTCTGGCAGCCTGGAGTTCTACTACTCCGCTGGGCGCGAGGTCATCTACGACCGATACCTCGACTTCACCGGCAGCCGCCTCGCGATCGTCATGGCAGACGCGGATGGCCAGGGGTACTGGTTCGACATCGGCGACATCAACTTCGACGACGGCCAGCGCAACGCACCGCAGGGCGATGACGACGTGCTCGGCACGCTGTCGTGGGCTGCGAACCGCGAGACGCTGACCGACCGCACCTTCCGGGTCTACCGCACCACGGCAATCCCGGTCGCGTAAGCAGCACCGCCTCAAGCCCCCCTGCAAGGAACGCACCCACCCATGCCCAGTTTGAACAGAACCCGAATCGACCGCGACGCCGAGAGAAGTGGCGTCTGGAAGGACTACGCGAAGGCGCGCGGGATCCGCGTGCAAGTCGCTCGCTGGGGAAACCCTGAGCACACCGAGCTCCTGAAGGAGCTGTCACTCGCGCGCCAGCCTGAGATTCAGGCCCTCAACGACGCGAAGAGGGCCGCCGAAGCAGCGGGGCTCCCGGCTCCATCGCATGAAGACGAGGGCGTGCTGCGCGAGATCAACGCCGAGGCGATGGCCAAGACGCTGCTCAAGGACTGGTCGGGCGTCACCGAGACCGACGACGCCGACAGCCCCGAGGTCCCCTACCACTGGGAGGCCGCGTATGCGTCCTTCATGGACCGGGAGCTCCCCTTCTATGACGACATGCTCGAGCTCACGATGGCCGAGGCGACCTTTCGCAAGAACGCCGCGGATACCGCCCGGGGAAACTGACTGGGCTCCTGTCCTGGGAGCTCAAATGGAACCGAACGCAGCGCGACCGCGACTTCTGGAAGCGCGTGTCGAAGCGCCACAAGGTCGAGGGCTACGACGCCAAGCCCGAGATCGACTGGCTCCAGGCGGACACGCTCGACGCCTGGCGCTGCCTGCGCGCGACGCTCGACGGGCCCGAGCAACGCATCGGGATCGGGCAGCTACGCGACTGGTGCGAGCTTATGGGCGTCCGGGCTCTCGAGCGCAGGCGCGCGTTGTTCGACGACGTCCTGGGGCTCGAGGACACCTGGCGCACCTGGTCGAGTGGGGAACGATCGAAGGCTCAAACGGTAGCCGGAAAGGGAGTGTCCAATGCCCACGCTGAGGCTCGGGATCGACGCGCGCGGAGCTCGCTCGGGAGCCCGTGAGTTCAACCGTGCGGCCGGCACGGTCACCAAGTCGGCGAAGTCGGCAGGCACCGCGGTCCGGGGGCTGGTCGGAGCAATCGGCGCCGGCGTCGCCATCCGCCAGGTCGCCAGGATCATCGGCAAGTTCGAGGAGTCCATCGTCACCCTGGGCGCCGTCGCGCGTGCGTCCGAGAGCCAGCTCGAGGACCTCACCAACACGGCGCGCACGCTCGGGGCCACGACGCGCTTCTCGGCCCTCGAGGCGTCTGAGGGGCTGACGTTCCTGGCGCGCGCCGGGTTCGACGCCGACGAGTCCATGGCCGCCATTGGTGCCACGCTCAACCTGGCGCAAGTCGGGATGATCGACCTGGGCAAGGCCGCCGACATCGCGTCCAACGTCGTCAGCCAGTTCAGCCTGGACGCCGATCGCACCGTCGAGGTCGTTGACGCCCTGGTCATCGTCAGCAACCGCGCCAACACAAACATCTTGCAGCTGAGCGAGGCGCTCAAGTTCGCCGGACCCATCGCCGGTGCCTTTGGGAACACCGTCGAGCAGACA